TTATGAGGAAGCGCGAGCGACCGTTGAAAAAACGGCTGTTATGGTCGCGGAGGATTTTCTTGGGGATCTCGCAAAGACATTGGAGGGCAAATGATCACGCCGGAGACAATCGTTCAGACCATGAAAACGCTGCTGCGCGCGGCGCATCCCGCGCATGAGGATGAGCCATATACGGAAATGGTGCCGCAGAACTTCAAGCGGCCGTCACTTTACATCGAACTCGTAGGCGCGGACAGCGCCCCGATCACGCGCACGACGATGGCCAACACCGAAAAATACCGCGTCTGGTGCTTTGCCCCGATCGACGACTACGGCTTCAGCGAGGCCTCCGCCCTCCGCGCGCTGCAGGAAAGCGTGCGCGCCGTATTCGATCAGGGGTATATCCGGGTGGAGGACCGCGCGCCAAAGGTGAAGACCGCCCTTGATCCCCCGCAGGCGGATCACGCCGTCGTGAACATCACGGTCGAGTACACAGAGCTGCGCAGAACAGATCCATCGACGCTGCCGCAGCATGAAACCATGGAAACAGTCGATGTGCAAATCGACAGCAAGGAGTAATATATGGGACTTCCCAGCATCACCATAACCTTTACCGCGGCTGCGGAAACCGTAAGCCGTCGCGCCGGGCAGGGCGTCGTCGCGCTGATCCTTCAGGATGCGGCCGCGCAAGGCGTGCATCTGATCGGCACGGTTGACGATATCCCCGCGGCGCTCGGCGCCGAGAACCAGGCATATATCAGCCAGGGATCGCCACGACCGCAGCGATCGCGGACGCCCTCGCACAGCTGGCCCTGTATGAATTCGATTGGCTCGCAGGCCCGCCCGACCTCGGCGCCGTGGACGCTGCCGCCATCCAAGCATGGATCCGCACGCAGCGCGACGACTTTGACAAGATCTACAAGGCGGTGCTCCCGAACCTCGTCGCGGACGACGAGGCGATCGTGAACTTCGCAGCAGATGAAATCGTCGTCGGCAGCGATGAGTACGAAACCGCGGGGTACTGCGCGCGCATCGCCGGGCTGATCGCCGGCACGCCGCTCTCGCAGAGCGTGACGAACGCAGTGCTCGCCGAAGTGGCCGATGTTGCGAGGCTTTCTAAGGCCGCGCTCGACGCAGCGGTGGACGCCGGTAAGCTCGTGCTCGTACACGACGGAACGAAGGTCAAAACCGGCCGCGGCGTGACGTCGCTCACCACGACCACCGACAAAAGCCCGCTGCTCAAGAAGATCAAGCTCGTTGAAACGCTCGATCTCATCCAAAGCGATCTGCGCGTGCTCGTCCAGGACAGCTACGTCGGCAAGCTCGCCAACAGCTACGACAACAAAATGGTGCTCATAAGCGCCGTGCTGGCGTATCTGAAAACGCTCGAGGCGGACGGCGTCCTGCAGGCGGGGAAATCCTTGGCCGAGATCAACATCGACGCCCAGCGGCAGTACCTCAAGGATAAAGGCGTCAACGTCGTCGGCATGACGGACATACAGATCAAGACGGCGGATACCGGCGAGCACGTTTTTATCAAGGGAAGCGTCCGTATGCTCGACGCGATCGAGGACGTCGCCCTCGATATCGACTTTTAAGGAGGCAGCATGGATAAGGCAAGCAGAGTCATCAGCGGCACATGGGGCGAGGTCTGGCTCGACGGCGAATATGTCGGCGAATGCTACGGCATGCAGGCTAAGCTCGCATATAACCGCGAAACCGTGCAGCAGTGCCGGAAGCTCCTCGCGGGCAAGAAGCTCATGAGCATCGAGGGCACCGGGTCGCTCAAGCTGTATAAAGTCAACTCGCGCATGACCAAGAACGTCGCCCTCAAGGTTAAACAGGGCGTCGACCCGCGCTTCACGGTCATTTCGAAGCTCGACGATCCCGACGCTTACGGCGCGGAGCGTATCGCGCTTTCAGGCGTTGCGTTCGACGACACGACCCTCGCGGACTGGGAGGTCGGGAACATCGGCAAGGTTGAATGCCCATTCACGTTCGAGGACTATGAGCCTCTCGATCTCATAGAGGAGGGTTAATCCATGGATATGATCGAAATGCTGCTCGGCTCCGGCGTTGACCTGACCGAGCGCCCGACCGCCGAATTTGAGGTGTCGCGGTTGACTAAGAAAATCGGGCAGCCCTTCATGGTCAAGGCCCAAGCCCTGACCATGCGTGAGTTCGACGACGTGCCGAAGGAAACCTTCAAGGAACACGTCATTCTCAAAGCGGTCACCGACCCGGATTTCAAATCCCCGGAACTTGCGGCCAAACTGAAGCCCGCGGGCAGGAAAACTGCGCTCACCCCGGTCGAAGTGATCGACGAGTTGTTCCTGCCCGGCGAGATCGTCAACCTGTACAACTGCATAACCGAGCTGAGCGGGTACGGTGATGACGCGGTCGTCAAGATCCAAAAAAACTGACGAATGACCCGGAACTGATGTTCATGTTCTATATTTTCCAAAAACATAACATCCTTCCGGGTCAGTTTTACGCCATGCCAACGGGCGAGAAGCTACTCCTGCGGGCGTTCGTCAACGAGCTGCTCGATCGGCAGATCAAGAAACCCAAGCCAACGGAAAAATCAAAGATTCAGATGAACGGGAGGCGGTAATTGTGGCTACGGACATCAGCATCATGATCAGCGCGAAGGATCATTACTCCGACGCGATTAAGAAAATGCAGCAGACGCAAACCGCCTTCCGGAAAGACCTCGGGCAGCTGAGCAAGGAGCTCGACAGCCTCAATAAAAACAAAATCACGCTCAAAACCGACCTGACCAAAGCCAAGCACGAGCTGAACGAAGCGAGCAAGGCCTTTGCCGAAACCGGCGACGAGGCCGCGCGCCTGCGCGTGGAAGCGGCTCAGGCGGATTACGATAATATCCGACAAAACCTCGACCTTGTGAGCAAGGCCGCCAAGCAGACCACACGGGACATGGAAAACCTCACCGGCGTGGTATCGAAAACAGAGACGCGCATGGGCGTAAGTTCCGGCCAAGGCGGCACGCTCGCCGCGCTTGCGAAAGCCGGCGTGTTCGCCATGGTTGGCAACGCCGCAGCGGATCTCGGCGGCTCACTGGTAAGCTCCGCGCTTGGTTCGCAAACCGGCAGCGCAATCACTTCCATTCTCGGTGGAGCAGCTACCGGCGCGGCCATGGGATCCGTTGTGCCCGGTCTGGGTACGGCACTCGGCGCGGCGCTGGGCGCGCTCACCGGCGCGATCCAGGCGACCACGCAGATCTTCGAGAGCAAGGACGAAGCCTTCAAAAGCGTTGTGCAGGGTCAGTACGAAACGCTCATGCAGGAGCAGGCCGATTCGTTGAGAAACGGATCTGATATGGCTGCTGCTGCAGAAAAAGCACGGATATCATATGCACAAATATTTGGTGATGCCGATAAAGCAGTCGAATATTTAGCGGGAACGAAGGAAATCGCAAGCAGTACCCCATATGGCAATCTTAACGAGGCCGGGAGGCAGCTTCTCAATTATGGATTTAGCGAGAGTGATATTTTGCAGAGTACCGATGAATATATAGGCATACTGCAAGCACTTGCTGATACTGGATCAGCGTTGAACCTTGGCACAGACGATCTGGCAGTCATGGCTGAAGCTCTCGGTAAAATGAATTCAACCGGCAAGGTAACGATGGCATACCTGAATCCCCTTCTTGAAAGAGGCATACCAGTATTTGATTATCTGGCGGAGGCTGGCGGAAACACTAAGGACGAAATACTGGAAATGGTCAGCAAAGGGCTAATTCCAGGCGCAGAAGCTGCGAAAGCAATTTCACAGTATATGGGGTATAACTTTTCGGGCGCAGCAGCCGAACAGGCTAAAACATACGAAGGCCTTATGACAAGGCTTCAGGGATTACAAGACAGCATGGATAGCTCCATGGGCGAGGGCTACAACGAGCAGCGCAAGCTCGGCCTGCAGGCTGAAATCGACTGGCTCAGCGGCGACAGCGGCGATGCAATGCAGGAGGCGAACTACCTCATAGGGCAGTACCAGGCTGATCTCGAGAACCAGAAGGATCAGCTGCTTCGGGATGCGCTGACCGAAACGATGAACAGTGACGCCTTCCAGCAGGCCGACGCGGTCGAAAAGGGCCGCTTGCTCATGGAAGCGAAAGCGCAAGCGCAGGCCGATTACCTGAATTCCGACGGTTACCAGCTGCAGCTGGAGTCTGAGAAGATGCTCATCGATCAGATACAGCTCGACATGAGCCAATCGTACTATGACGCGGGCTATTCGCTGAGCTTAAAATTCAACGAAGGCCTCGTCAATGCGCGGCTCGACTCCGGTGAGTGGTGGGCGACGCCCGAGCTTTCCGAAGACGCGCTTTCCGGGCGGATGGGCGGCAACGTTGGCGGCAAGGCCTTCGGCATGTCGCGCGTGCCATACGACGATTTCGCCGTGCGCCTGCATGAAGGCGAGCGCGTGCTGACCGCCGGGCAGAACCGTGAATATGAGCGCGGTGGGCAGGGGCTGTCTATTTCCTTACCGATTGACACGCTCGTTGTGCGCGAAGAGGCTGATATCGACCGCGTGGCAAGCGCTCTATATGAAAAAATACTAAGCGCCCAAGCATCTTACGTGGCATGATGACGCTCTAAAACATGGACAGGAGGTGAGCGCGTGAGTAACCCGGCTAAATTCGTTTTTGCCGGTAGTCTGATCCTGCCCGTGACGCCGGCAGGATTTGACGTCGGTAAAGGGATCCGCATTGAAACGGTCAACATCCACGCGCTCGGAGATCTCCGCATCGCCGGATATGCGACGCTCGACGACATCACCATCGACGGATTCTTCCCCGCGCAGAAATATCCGTTCCGCATAACGGACGACGTGCAGCCTTACGCGCTCGTCGCCCGGTTCGAGGCGTGGGCGAAGGCGCGCGGCCCGATCCGGTTTCTGATTACCGGCACGGACGTCAATCTGCCTGTGCTCGTTGAAAACATCCGGTACGGCGAGCGCGACGGATCCGGAGACGTCTACTATACGCTCAAGCTCGCTGAATACCGGTATGTGAGCGTCGGCGCGTCCCGCCCTGTTGAAAGCAGCGCATCCGGCGCCACAAGCACGGCCGGCACGGCCAGCACGACGCGCGGGCTTACGCTTACGGGGGTGTCGAGATGAGGCTGAGCATAGGCGGCGCCGACGTCACGCAGCTTGCAGCGTCGATCAGCACATCCGGGAGCGAGAAGGAATGCGCGCGCACGCTCACCGTGGACATCGTGCAATCGCCGACGGATCCGAACATCCCAACGGTCGCTGTCAGCGAAGGCATGGCAGTGTATTTCGACGGGGATGGCCAGAGCTTCACGGGCGTGGTGCTTGGTATCTCGAAGTCCACCGCCAGCAACAGCATCACGGTTACCGCGAAGGATCTCGGGATCTACGTCAAGCGGAACAAGGTCGTTTTTAAGGTCAAGAACATGAC